TTCAGCTCTTTGCTCTGCTTTTTCGTTTACTGCAGCTTCGAAAGCTTCGTGTACTGCTGTTAAGGTTTCCTCTGTAATGAGATCCTTGAACTGTTCCTTAAGAATTGATTTGAAGTCCATAGTGTTTATGTATATTTATTTATTCTAAATTGCTTAATTTTCTTGTGTAATATAAGATCTAATTTTATTTTTAAGCTTTTCTGCTACAGCGTCTTGTAGAGCTGTTTGTGCTTCTGAGTAATCTTTGTTAGCAATTTTACCAATAAAGTTTGTAACGGCTTTTTGTTCTTCTTGTGTCATATGTTAAGCTAATTTAAGTTTGTTAATGAAGCTCATCAAGGCTTCTTTTAAGAAAGAGTCAGTGCCATGTTTAGGTACAGTTGTAAGAGTTTCTTTAAGAGTGTTAAAGGCCTTAGCTGATGATTCAACAATAGTGCCGTCGGGTCTGATCATCCACTCCCTCGACTCCATTACAGATTCAAGCATGGCATTTTGTACTGATGGTTGATGCACAACATCGAGACAGATAAGATGGAAGTTTGAAACTTCTTTTGCAGTAGATGTTTCATTAATGTTACCTAAAGCACGAGAGGAAATGCCCATTTTAATTCCGTCAGTAATAAGTGACTTAAGAAGTTGGCCCATGGGTGTATTAAGCACTTGGGATTTACCCATGAAGTAGTTTCCGTTTTGTTTTAACTCAGTTACCAAGTGACAGGCATTAACAGGGTTAACTTCAGTTGATTGTGGGTGATTCATTTCACCGATGGCTCTACGGGACTTAACCATTTCATCAGTATAGCGACCCACCTCTTTAATCATTTCGTCAATTTTATAAATACGGCCGTTTTGGTTTTTTTGTTCAGCCATAAGAAATGGCCCAGTAATGAAGAGTTTTTGCTCCCCTTGACGATTTTTTTCTTCAATCATGAAGTCTAAGCCTTCATGGATGTCCTCGACTAAAAATTTAAGCCCCATATGTTTCTATTATTTAATCTACTATGTCATAATTTCTCCAGTTAATTTCGTAACCTATATAGATCCTGTACACTATTATATTTTTTAACTGATAATTTTTTTATATTAAAAAATTGTTCAACTAACATATGTAGACTTTTACTATAACCGATACTCTTTATTCCTTGCTCTGTTAAATTATTAACATATCCGTCCCATTTTATATCTTGTAAGTTTACAACCGCTTCATCCCAAGGGGTATCCATTTGCCAAGGGGTTGGATATTTATTTTTCCCTTCTCCTTTATTACCGGGGTAGTTTGTGCCGGTATCTCCTTCATAATACTCTAATAAATTTGTTGCTGTACCAGTTAAAATAATTGTATCTTGTTCTCTCCAAACTTGTTTTTTAACACTTACAGAGATTTCTTTATCTTGTTTTGAAAATAAAAATCCAAGACGGTTAATAATTTGTTGATCTTTTGGAGTATTATAATCTGGGTTTCTAGCCGAAGGTCCTATGATATTATCAGGCATAATAACATGATAAACTCTTATGCTTGTTTTTTGCTGTTTTTCAATTTTATTACCTTCTTTTTGAGCATTTAATATTTTATTATAATAATCTTTACCATAAGTAGAGCTACGATTAGTTTCCTGTCTCCTATCTCTTACCATTCTAAAAGCTCTACCTATAGTATCTCTTTCATAAAGGAGCTCGTTTACAATGCTGTTGAAGTTCATTTTATATACTTATTCTGATTAAATATTGCCAGTATGTTTACAGCATTATTAGCATTTACAGCTTTATTGGTAGCCGGTTGCGGGGCTTATTTTTCCGTTCTTGGCATAGCAACTCTATTTTCAGGTCATTTTTTACAGGTCGCTATTATGGCCGGTTCTTTAGAGCTGGGTAAATTAGTATCGACATCATTCTTATATCGCTATTGGAATAAGACGGCTTGGTTTTTAAAGCTATATATGATTATAGCTATTTTAACTCTCATGGGTATTACCTCCATGGGTATCTATGGTTACCTTTCTTCTGGCTATCAAGTTAATGCCGGTAAATCGGAACTCCTTGACAACCAATCTCTTTTAATTGAACAACAAAAAACAAATATAAAAAATGAAATCAACCAGATTAACTCGCGTGTTACTACGCTTAATGAGGCTCGTAAATCTCAGGAAGCTCGTTTACCACAAATGTCTCGCACTGCAGCAAAGCCCGTCTATGAAGATATGGCAAGATCTGCAGAAGAAATCAAGGGGTTAACAACTAGGGTTCAGCAGTTACAGACAACAGCATTTGAAAAAGATAATGAACTCATAACTTTAAAGAGCAAAGGCAATGAGGTGCATGATATTGGCACATTTAAATTTGTTGCAGAATCTGTTGGTTTGCCTCTTGACGTTGTTGTTAAAATCTTTATAATTGCAATAGTGTTGGTCTTCGACCCATTAGCGGTATGTTTAGTATTAGCTTACAATATTGCTTCTAGAGGTTCTATACTGAAAGAAGAACCTCAATTATTAATAGATGAACCGGTATCAGCTGAACCAGAGAGAACTAGAAAATATAAATTTAACGGTGTAACAGCTACCGGTCACGTAAAACAGAACTAACTACAAGCCAAGGCATTAAAAATATTTTTTGCCATTTGACTCGCCGGATGTCCATTTTAGAAGGCCTTTTTGTTAAGGGTAGATCAGGGTTCATAACTGAATTAATTTCAATATTGTGAGACAGACCTAAATAGTGACCAGCTTCATGAGATATAATACCAACTATATCACTATCTGTGCGAGGGTACCTTGTTGAAATTCTAATCTTATTATCAACATTCTCTCCAGCTGCTGTTTGACTTAGTACAAATTCATCCGGTGAATTATGTGTTATAAACAACTTTGCTGTTTTTGGATTATAAACAAATTTAATACCTGCCTGCGACCAAGTGTCTAGTCCTTGCTGTACCATCTCACCCCTATCACCTATATAAGAATAGGGTACTGTTATTGGTAATTCTTTTAAAAGAAAAACAATTATAACAAAGCTTAAAATACCGAACCATATTTTCACAAATATAGTATACCGGAACTTTTATGCAGTAGCAAGCTTATCTTTTAAGTACAGCTTTTGCTATAGGATTAAATATCGCTGCTTTTTCTTTCATTGACATTGCAGTCCAATCAAGACCTCTATCTTTTACAGCTTGAATTACCTGCTTAAGAACAGTGTTATCAGCAATAGATCCGCCTGAAGGTGCTCCCTTAAGTCCCATTCTTCCAAAAACAGTTTTAGATAATGTCGGCCAATCAGCCTTAATAGCTTCAACGGGAGATGGTGTTGGTACCGGTACCGGGGCTGGTTCAGGTTGTGTACCACCTGCTTGGGCACCACCAAAAAGATATTTTAACAGTCCTGCTGTTAAAGCTGTTGTTAAACCAGCTGCTACTGCACGTTTTGCATCAGGTTTTTGACCGTAAATAAGATCCTTAAGAACTGATGTTGTAGAACCAGCAAATCCGGCGCCTACAGCAGCTGCTGCAGGACCAGTAAGACCGATAGCAGCTATAACAGGAGCTGCTAACGCAACTAAAGCACCACCCATTAAAGCACCCGTAACAATATTTTGACCTACAACTCCAACTTTATGACGAATATCACCAAGTTTAGATTGTACAGGAGCAATATTGTGTTTTGTACCTAAAGTCTGTATCATTTGAGATACTTGATCTTTTACTGTAGTATCAGTATTAGATGTTGTGCCTAAATCTCTTTCTAACTCTCTAAGATCTTTACCGATTGTGTTTTGTAAAATTTCGTAACGTTTTGTGACGGCGTGAGTATCATAACCTTTTGTAGGTTGTGCACCACCTCTCATAACCTCTTTACCTTGACGTAAAGCACCAGCTCCTCTTGAACGTAGACGGTCAAACCATCCTTCTTCTTGAAGATCTAAAGATTCTTTTTGTACTTGTTGCCCGACTTGTTTAGTAAGATCGGCTTGAATTTGTTGTAAAAGTTTTTCAACAGCTGGCTGACCTTGAGCTTTAGCAGCATCAATTTGTGGTCTATATTTTGCAAATAATTCTTCAGCTGTTTTTTGTACTGCTTGTTGGGTTTCAGGTTTTTCAAGTGCTTGTTGTACTTGTTGTTTAACTTCAGCTTGCTGTTCTTCTTCTTCAGTAAGATATATGTTAACAACTTTGCCTTGACAATAACTTTCAAAAATTGCTTGTGAGTCTCTATTATTCATAAAATTATTTTACTCTTCCTCTCTGACCTGATGTTCCTGGGGCATTAGCGGAGCCACCTACAATAGGTTTACCACTTTTAGTAGGGTTTTCTGCAGCACTAATTGTTCCATCTCTATTTGTATCTAGAGGGTGATTGCCAGCACCTTGTGTTTTTTTAGCAGCGGTCTGAGCACGTCCTTTTATGGCGCGAGGTGTTTGACTTACTTGCCCGGCAATTTTTCCGCCGGTCCGTCTTTTTCCTGTGGCTGCTGGTTGAGCTTGAGGTTGTTGTTGTTGTTGTTGTTGTGGCTCATTTTGTTGAGCTTGTGGATTTTGTAAGTATGCTAAAAGGTCTTCTACTCCTTTAATTTTATCAGCAATCTCATCTAAACCAGCTGCGCGTAAATCTGCATCAGTTTGTTTAATACCCATTTTACTAAGATCGTTTTTAAAATCTGCTATTTCCTTTGTAGCCTTTTTAACGAAAGAACCTAAAAGAGAGCCTTGCTGAGCTTTAGCATAAGCTTGACCGGTTGTATTCCCACTTCCTTGAGGTGCTTGACCGCCAAGAGTGGTAATAGCTTTATTTTTAATATTTTGACCAATAACGCCGGCTCCTGCTTTAATACCAGAACCCATTCCTTTTAATCGATCCCAAATACCTTCATTAACTTGATTATAAGCTTCTTCTAAAAGACGCTGATCATTAGAATTCATATATTATATTTATTAAAGACCTAGATGTTTTTCAGTTAAAATAGTAAACTCGTAGCCCTTTTTCTTTGACCACTGGACTGCAGCGTCCCACTTTGCCCGGTTCTTCACATACTCTGCTTGACGCCTTAGTAACGATCTTGTGTTCTTACTAGGCTTTGGAGGTATAGTTTGTATGGCAGGTTTAATTTCTATAAGGTATTTTTTTAATTCACCATTCTTAGTTTTAAGAGTGATATTGGAGTCTACAAAATAACGAGACACTCTTCCAGTAAGAGGGTTTTGATAGGGGATAATAATTGATTCTGATCCCCAACTTATAATAGCAGGGTTATGATCACACCACCTCATAAATTTGAGTTCATAGGAAGATCTCCATAATATCGGAAACGTGCCTACATATTTTTGAGGGTATACAGGCTTAAAGATACCTTGTTTAAACTTTCGATTACGTTTAGGCCTTATTGTGTTCATACAATTTTAAAAGTTCTTCTTTAGTTATAGAGCATTGTTTATGTTTCTTTAAATTATCTTTTTGTTCAAGCATTTGTAAATTGTATTTTGATGCTATTATTTCACATGATATTTTGTCTATAAAACCTTGTAATACACTATATTTGTGATCAATATGATATAAACCTGAACCAAAGCCTCTTTTTAATTTTGTAGGGTTTATTATGTCTTTATATTTTTTGTAAGTTTGTTGAGTTAAATAAGTTACTTCTGCTCTATAATCTTTAAAAAGTGTTAATACATCTCTTTGATTTTTAAGTTTCATTGTTTGAGCTCTTCTTTTAAAAATTTTATTTTTTTCTTCTTCTGTAGCATTTTTCCACCATTTATGAGCCCCGGTTTCTAGTAAAACGTTTTTAACAAATTTCTCTCTATCTTTTAAAGAGATTTTATTTAACCAGCCAAATTTTTCTTTTCTTTCTTGTTCGGTTAATTTTGCAGCATTATTTTTTTTTGTATTAGAAATTTTTTTCCTAAACTCTGCTTTTTCTTGAGGTGTTCTATTAGCATGTTTGTTTTTTAAATTAGTTTTAACTTTATTAATATAAACTTGATATTTGTTTGGATTGTTTTTAAGGTTTTGTTGATGCATTATACCTCCACATTTATGACTACAGGTTTTTTTATAACCATCTTTTATATTAATAAATTTAGTAACACCACTACATATAACACAACCTCTATAACAATTATTTAAAATATACTGATCGTGATATTGTTGACTTGTTATTTTGTGTTGATATTTTATATGCTTAGCAAAAGACAGAAAATTTTTAAACTGCTGTTTACAAATACAGCATACAGGACCTACTTCTTGCGATTCACAGATTAACATTTCCATCTTCTTCTTGCAGCACAACCTCTTGTATCTTTGCCTGCGCATCCACCAGCTGGTATCCAGGCTTTACTTCTAGCACAAAAACTTTTTCTGCGTTTAGATGCTTTAGAGCCTTTTTTAACTTTACCGGTTACAGGTGCTTTAAGATTAGAGCCTGTAGCACGATTATACTTTGCTCTACCTTTAGCCGTTAAACCGCCACCACGACTTACTGGTAATTTTTCACCCCGCTTAATAGATAAGCTTGGTGCTTTTTCTTCAAGTATTTCTGTAACTATATTATTGAAGTTCATAAAAATAATTATCCTAAAAAGAACATTGGAGGGGTAATATCTTCGTTCAAGTTCTTTAATTCGTTTTCTAAAGCATCTCTTTCAGATATGCCTTGTTGTAAAAAGTCATTATAGTTTACATTACCACCACCGAAAAGATTAGTACCAGAAAATTTACCTCTCACGTTACTAACTGTAATTTTACAGAGTGCTAAAGTATATCTATAAATCCATCTCTCGTTAATAATATCCTTAATAGGTCTTTCAATATAACAACCAACAACACCAAGATAAGATTGCTCTGGAATTGGCTCGGGTATAATTCTTAAATTTTGATTTTTAGCATCAAATCTATAATGTGGTGTCATTGCTAAGACTTTGTTTCTTGTATCAATAAAGCCCTTTAAAACTTCCCAGCTAACTAAATCAAAACCAAAGTTGCCAACCATGTAACTAGAATAGATTTGCTGGGCCATGGCCTGCTCTAACGTAAAGAGTGTATTGATGCCTGTGGATTCACCGTAATTAAAAGCAAAACAATCGAGTACCCTTCTATATGACTCAAGATCGTAATCATAACCAGCCGACAGACCCGGAGTTGAAGATTTATACATTTCAGGGGTTTGGTTAATGAGTGTGCTCACATCTAGACCAACCCCTCTAACGTATTTTTTAGAATCAAATACTAAAAACTCCTCTGTATATCCGGCATACTTAGTAAAAAATTCCATCGCAGTTGCAATGTTATCATAAATTTGTTCGTTAGCTATTTCAACGTTAACAAGAGGTTCACCCATTTGTCTGCGAATTCTTTGTGCTAATGCATCATAAGATGTAATAACAGAATTAGCATTAGTAGAACCGGGAGTATAGCGAGGCAAAACGTTCATATTGATTATTTAAGTTATTATAACTCTTTTAACCCTCCATAATATCCATAGGGAGCTGATTTATCAGAAGCATCTTGATCTACAATGCATTTAGCAGCTTTATCATTTGATTGCTCGTAAGGTTGTACTAGCTCTTCAGGGTTAACACCACCTGCTTCTCTTCCATACTCTTCGTCATCATTAATTTGAGTGTTGAGCGGTTCTGCTTTTGTACCAGGCTCGTATGAGTATTCCCAACGCTTACATTTCATAACCCAGATATAATGACCCATGAGAGCATTGGCATTAAATTGTAAATTTTGATCATCACGCTCAGTTATTTCATATACAGGAGCTCCTCTGCCTCCTGGTCTATCTCCAAACCCGCCATATTCTTTCATTTCAATTAAATCCCCAGCTTTGGGCTCTCTATACGTACCAAACGTTTCACAGAAAGAAGAGATATGAATCATGCAAGTCATATCACAATCAGCCATAATACCAAACTTAGATAGCATAATAGCGTCGTTAGTGATATCTGACACCATGACTATAGGTCCTGCACTTACAAATGGAGTGGTAGGATCTTCACCATAAAGATAAAAATGACTGGAGAGAGTGTAACCGTGAGTGTAGTAGGTTACTTCTGAACCGTACTGCTCAATCTGCTCTTTCCAATAACCTGAAACAAGAGTTCTCTCGTTATCATTTATCGATTTGTTAAGATAACGAACTTTTTGCATGTTAGATTGTTGCTAATTTTTTAAGACCTTTTTTAAGGGAATTTTTATGTTTCTTTTTTGTTGGGTCTTTATAAAGATTTTCTAAATCGCTTTTTGCTTCTCCAAGAAATCTCGGTTTTTTAAACCATTTCTCTGTAAAGGGGTGATACACGGCATCATAATTTTCTATATTAACTTTTCTAACTGTAGGAATGTAGTGAATGGGGTGTAGTGAACCTGTAGCTAATCTTCCGTTAATTCTTTTTATTGTTTGAAGAATATGTTCTTTAAGCATATCAGATAAATTAGTTGGGTTAATATGTACAATAACATCTAATGAACATCTCTCTGATGAACCTTCTCGTGTAACAGGTCCTACAACAAAATATTCCCAAACTCTAGTTTTAGAATATTCTTGTTCTGCTGAATTAATTTGATCAATATCATTTGTAATTTGTGTTTTAACTTCAGGCTGCAATTTCGGATCACCACCATTTGGTAAAAAGTACCATATTCGGGGATCAAGAGAGTTAGGAGAAATAGGATCCGTGTGATACTTTAGATATGCGTCTTTAAATTCTTTCTCAAATAATTTCATAATAGTATTTAAGCTACCTCTATAAACAGAAACAGCCCCGAAAGGGGCTGTTCTTTTAATTTTGCTAAATGAGCTTATTTAAAAAAGTCGCCCTTTTGGATGTTTGATCTAACAACAGTGTGATTCTTTGTATTTTGAAGTGATTTATCAAAAGCCTTAGCTGGCTTTAAATCAGGTTCAATTTCAAGTTCACCCGAATTTACTTTACCACCTCTTGCTTTAAGAGAACCGACCTTGTCACCCCTACTCATGAGTTTTTTACCAGCTGAATCAGGTACTGCTTTAAGATCAACAGCTTCACCGACGGCTTCTTCTTCAGTCTCACTTGACTCATCACCAAATTCTGCTTCTTCTTCTGAACCTTCTGACTCTGATTCACCAGAAACTTTGTCAAGGATGCCTTGAAGGTGATCCATTACTGCTTTGAGATCAGAAACGAGATCAGAAACTTCATCTTTGCTGCTTTCGAGTTCATCCACCATATCTTCGTCTGAAGTCGGGATTTCAACTTCCATTTCCATTTCTGGTGTTTCACCCATCTCTTCGTTAATTGTTGCTTTGAAAAGTCTCTCGAAAGAGCCTTCAAATGATTTTGTTGGTGCTTGCATAGAATCGTTTAATTTTTTTGGTTCACCAGTGAGAATTTTTGTACCTTCTGCTTCTTCTGGATCCTCAACGTCCTTTACTTTTTCAAGTCCGTGCCCTTTCGCTAGACCAACTTTACCGCCTTTAGCGATTTCTTGTTGACCGGTTGCACACACCACGTCGTCTTTTTCTTCAAGAAGAACTTGGTTTGCGTAAATATCTGAAAGAGGGTTATTTTTGCTCATATATGTATTTATATTTATTCTAAATGGGTTGTTTTTTTAGGGTACAACTAAAGAAGAGAGAGAAATAAATGTTGAACTTAGAGAATTGTAATTTGTTCCCGGTGCACCGAGGCCTGATAGTGAGCGTATTAAAGAATTATAATTAGCTTTAAGAGTTATATTTTGGGCACTAACAGCTACTACCCCGGTATCTAAATTTTCAAAATTAGTATTGATAGTTGCCAATGAATTGCCAATACATTCGTTGTCGCTAATTTCTGTTGTTAAAATTCTTGCCATATTTTTAGAGTATAATTTGTACAATGCTTGGTACTGAGGTTATATCAGGAGCTGTGTCAACACCTAGCTGACCGGTTGCTGTATTGTCATATCCCCATGCTAAGGCCTTGCCTGTATTTAAAATTGTAATAAAGTTTGCTCTAGTCCCAGAACCGTAGTCGTTATTTGTGCTGCGAATATCAATAGGGTAACCTAAGGCGGGATTAAATAAAACTCGTCGGAACGTTGAATTTGTATTAAGAGTGTTACTATTACCGATTAAACCTGTAGTACCGTAACCTGCTGCCCAAAGTCTGTTATTGGTATCTAAAACTAAAGTAGCTTTTGCTGTACCATTACCTGCCACGACAAGCTGTTTAACTTTTGCACCTGTAACTACCCAAGGCCAGCCTGTGCTACTTGTAACGGCTCTTGTTGTAGCTGTAGAACCTAAACCCATTTGACCGAACGTATCGTTGCCCCAGCACTTAACGCGATAATTGTCACCGTCTCTAATTAACGCCCACATAGTAATTGCGTTTGAATCAATATGGCATGCTACATCTTCAATAAAATCAGAATCTAAAAATCCTGAAACTCTCACAAAAGCAACTTGAGTGACTGGTGTTGCTTGCCCTGAGCCAAGAACTGCCCCGTTAGTGTTTGCACCGGCAGCATAGAGTGTGCCATCTTTCAACGTCACATAAGTTGTTATTTGATCTGCTGTACCTCCAACTCTAATGTTGTTAACTCTGTAACCAAAAGGAAGACCCTGTACAAGCCTAAAGTTAGATATATTTAACTCAGCACCGGTATTGTCGTTAATACCGGCTTGTCCGTCTTGATTACGACCACAAACATAAAGTTTATCATCTGCATCAACAACAAACACAGTGGTAGAGTTG